ATAGAATATCTGTCATCCCAAGCTTCATACTCACCCTTTTCATTAATTTTGCTGGTAATATATCCAGTTGAGTTATCATATTCATCACCAGTACCAACCCAATGCCGACTATCTTGGCTGCTAATCCAAACAGTGTCGTCAATCACTTGAACTCTATCATCATCTCCCGATCCATTATCAATGATACCAAACGGGGCCAATTCTTCATAAATACCATCCATTTTATTTTTAAGAATTGCATCCCTAAAACTAATATCAGTCATTTCATTAAATTGATTAGTTGCCGAGAAGTAACCGAGCATGACCAGGGTCATTACCATATCATCATGGTTGCCTTCAGTTGCCTCATAAGAAGCTCCCTTTGCCTCAAATGTCCCACATTCATTAATCGTTTCTTTATCCTTGAGGATAATACCGCCTTCTTCGATCAAATCTTTTAGATGAGAACACCCAATTTTTTTGATTTTTTTATTCATTTCAATACCAACATATTTCGATCTAACGGTTGATTCCATATGGGTATTGTCATATTCCAAGTCGTAATAAACCCCATTACCAACAACAGCACCTGCATCATTTGCCTCGACAATAACATAAGCTTCATTGTAATGGTTGGCCCATTTAACAATAATATCAGGAACCAACATTGGTGAGATTATTGAGTTACGGTAAGTTGCAACTTGTCTTAATGGTGTGTTGGTGATATCAACAATACTGAAAGTCGTGTAATCAAGACCACGACCTTTGGCGACATCAACCGTCATTATATATTTGTGATCTTCAATTGGTTCTTCATAAATTTTGGTGTCTTGCTTTTCAAATAACGGTTCCTCTGAACGTAATTCAAGAAGAACAGCCCCATCAATCAAGGTATTTCCTGAACCATAGAATGCATTGCCAAATTCTTGAGCAAATTGTTTTTCGGAAGTATTGGAAATTGTTTCTTTTTTCCATTCTTCATCACGACCAGGAACATCCCACCAATCTACTCGAAATGGTTTATACTCATTTATTTTTTGAACAGCACCTTCCCATAGTTTATGGAATGTGTTGCCGAGACCATTTGCGGTAGATGTGATTATGACTTTGGTGGATTTACCAGATGAAATAACTGGATAAGTTGACGTATAGAATTCAGAAGCATTTTCAACAAATGCAAATTCATCAAGCATAATCAAATTGCAATTATGAGATACAATTCCATTTGTTATATATGAGTGAGTGTCTTTTACGTTGTAAATATCATAAACTCTATCTTGGTTCACATCATATTCGATCTCTTTCACTGTTTTATTGGAAAGACGATCACCCACTTCGATAAATTCTGCTGGAATATAATCATCTTCAATAAGGAACTCATGATCAAATGTTGATGTTATTGAAGAACCATCTTCAAATATAATTTTAATTAAATTGTCTTTAATTCCTTGATCAAGAATGGCTTCAAATTCTTTAAAGCCTTGTTGGGTTAGTACTTCCATTATTTACTATACCATCCAAGTTCACGCCATGTTTTTCCAATATGATTTTTAATCTTGTCAATATCATTAATATTACGAATAGAATATTCTGTCAAAGGCGTGTCTACTTTTTGTACACACCTTGAATAAATTACCCCAGGCTTGATACCTATTGCAATAGATGCACTTTCTCTGGTCTCAAAAATTCCAAATGGCGTATGATAAGTTTTTCTATTATGGGCTGCTTTGCCTTTTTTTGCCTTTGACATATTTTGTCTGGCAGCTTCACTTCTTTTCATTCCTGTATGTGCTTCAGCAGTTTTTCTTATTTTTTCTGGATTTTTATTATGAAAGTTATCTCTTTTTATTCCGGTCAATGCTTCAGAAATTTTATTTTTATGATTTGCTGATTTTGGCTTGCCTTTGAATCTTTCTCTTGCATTTTCCGATAACATTTCTTTTGTATTGGCGGTCTGTTCTAATTTTCGTAAGTAGAATTTTTCTGAAGCTTGTTGTGAGTTGATATTATCAAAAAATATTTCTGGCTTATTTGGGTCGCCACAAGCCATTAAAACATTAACTCTTTTATTTGATTTAATGTTTAGTGCATCAGCAAATTCGTTAATATTTTTACATTTAATCCCATTCACATATCCGCTTTTATCTGAATGCCCTACCCGTCCTTTTGCCTTTTCACTAATAACTTTCTTTGTTTCTTCTGAATGTGATTTCCCAAAAAATGGATTATTTTTCCCTACCATTATTCTTACATTACCACCAACGGCCAAGTTATAAGTATCTTCTCTTAATGTAAAATCTTTATCAACTATTGACGCTTCATATTTTTCAGCATCTTCTTTATTGTCAAATACTTGTAGAATTTCTTTATCAAAATTTTCAATACCATACTTTTCAATAGCATGTTTAATCAACTTACCTGATCCCATATAACCATCATTTAAATTATTTGTTTTATGGAATCCAACATAAATTTTATCGTTAAGTTTATTAGTTATCTTATATACACAATAAAGCATACCATCCCCATTTATTTTGGTGAGTTTGCTTTTATTTATAATATTTTCAATTTCAGTATAATAAATATTGTCAGAATCATTAATGCAAATTTTAGTATCACCAATTACACAAGACATGCCTCGAATTGATGAACCAGAAGTCGCTGCTGCAATAATTCTAGAATTATTTGAAAAATCTATATTGCCCTTGTTAAGAGCTTTACATCCTGGTTGTAGAAAAAAAGGAATATTTTCTAACATAAGTGTGATTCTTGCTAGCATTTCTCTAGCAGTCAGACCTTTGTTGGCAAGAATCGCAATTGTTTGATCTGGGTGAAACAAAGCATACCATAAAATATATGCAATACTACTGATAGATTTGCCCGATTGTCTACAAGCCAATACAATAGAAAATCTATTTTCATTAAAGTGTTTAAACATATCTTTTTGATAAGGATATAATTCAAATGGCACCAACCCTTTATCAAGATTAATTACTTTAATGTAGGTTTTTGCAAAATATACAGGATCTTTTGTACATTTTTCATATTCATTTATTAATTCTGGAGTCCATTCTTGTAAAACCCCATCTCGTTTTACATTGGAATTTCCAAGATATGTAGTTTTAATCTGAGTCATCTATTATGATATTATCTATTTTTTTATTGGCTAATCTTTTTTGTAGTTCAGCCGTCGATCCAACAAAAATATTGTTTTGGGTTAATTTCTGTGTTTCGTCTTTGGGGGCTTCAAGCCCTCTTTTATTCAATTCATTATAAACTGAAGCTTTCTTTTTCTGTAAGTCCATTAATTTATCGTTAATATCAGCTATATTTTTCATCATGTTCGACAAGACTTCTCCACTACGTGGATGTTCAGTTTCTTTAAAAATTTCCATCATCGCATCAAGCCCCTCAAGTCCTTGTTCAATGAGCTTATGATATATTTCTCTTGAAAAATCATAATCATCTTCTAATTCATTGTCGCTGTCTTTATTTTTTATCATGTTGATGAAGGGTCTCCTGAAACCAAAATAGTTTTGGTAAATCCAAAATCCCCACATTTACATTCAATACAAGGTGCTGTATCTGAATCGGCTGCAATACTAAGTCTGGTAAGAACTGATGCATCTGAATCGCCATAATTAAGGAAATTGACATTGGCAGTACGGATAATACCTTGTTCTGAAATTGGCCCATAAAATTGTGAACGCATTTCAAAAGACAAGGAATAAACAATTGCCCGTCTCAATTGAATTGGTTGTTCGTAAGTATCTTCAAACGTGATCGAATCGAGAATAATTGGAATTTCTTCTTTTACCTCAGGATAATCCTCAAGTGGTTTGATTACCAAGTTATACACTGGACTGAAATACGGAATGATTTGCTCAACAATCTGTAAAGCCTCGTCCTGATTTTTTGCAAAGATACTTAATTGAAAATCAAAAACATAAGGAACTGGCGAAGTGAACTTGGTTCTAACTAAGTTATTTCCTTCTTGAGTAATACCAATCGTATTATTTCTTGGTAATTGACGTTGTGAATCAAACGTAAAACTCAATAATTCAAAAGACATTCTTGGTAGTTTAATTGCTACCTTTTCACCACGATCATTGTCATCAAGCTGTTGTGTTTGTTTAATTCTCTCAAGAAAATTATGTTTAGGTGCATATGACAACGGCACTTTGATTTGGCT